TCCTACGTTTCACAAATCGGTGTGGCCTGGAGAGACGGGCCACGACAACGCAACGGGGCTAGCTGTTCCGGTCGCATGGGGCGTCGAGCGCCCTAGCGGTGGCGGAAGCACCTACGGCGGCGGCGGTGGGCCTGCCGGTCGCGGGAATGTCTTCGGCGGCCCGAGATACGATTACCTCTGATATGAAAAAGCTACCGGAACTTGAGCGCCGCAGGATTGCGACGGAGAAGACCCTTGCCCGCTATCGGGACAAGGAGTTCGACTGGTCCAAGGGCATCACTTGTGTTCACTTGGCGCGCTTTCACCTGCGCAACATGGGGCACAAGGTCGAGACGTTGCCGCGCTTCCGTAGCGCGCTGGGTGCCAAGCGTGCGCTTAGCGCGAAGGGCTACGGCAGTCTTGGGCGGCTGATGGACAAGAAGCTGGCCCCGATTGCGCCCGCGCAGATGATGCTTGGGGATCTCGCAATGGTCCCCGGTGAGCAGGGCTTGGACGCGCTGTTCGTCTGCGCTGGTCCGCTGAAGCTGTTTGGCTGGCGCGAGGACCACCCGAAACTCGTCATCCTTGATGTGGCGCTCGACGAACTCACTGCGAGCTGGAGAGTGTAATTTGGCCAAAGCCATAAAAGCTGTGGGCACGGTGGTCGGCACCATCGCGACCATTGCGTCATTCATTCCCGGCCCGCACCAGCCTTTCGCAATGGCGGCCTCGCGTATCGCAGCGGTCGCGGTAACGGCGGCTTCGGTTGTCGAGCAAATCACTACGCGGCCACCGCCAGCGCGTGGCAGCGTCACACAAATTACAATCGACCCTAACGCTCCCCAGCCCTACGTCATGGGCGAAGGCTATTTCGCAGGCGTCCTGCGGCATGACACTGGCTATGGCCCGACGCTCAAGAAGGTGCCCAACCCCTACCGCTTCATGCCGGTGGTCTATTCGGGCGGCGGGCCGGTTGAGAGTATATCACCTCGCACCGACTTCGCGGCGGTTTCGTCATGGTATAGTGGCTTCCTCTACACCGATACCCAACTGGGAGCGTGCCCCGAGGCGGATGCGCTATCGCCGCAGTGGTCGGGTGCGCCGGGGTGGAGTTCGTCATCCAAGCTATCCGGCCAAGCCGCAATCGGGTGGTCGCTCAAGTTCGACAAGGACGGCAAGCGGTTTGCTGGCGGTCTGCCGGTCATGGGTGCTTATGGCCAATGGGTAAAGGTCTACGATCCGCGCAAGGACAGCACCTTCCCCGGCGGTTCCGGTTCGCACCGCATCGGTGATGAAACCACCTACGAATACAGCGCCAACCCTGCCCTGCACGCGGGCACGTATGCCTATGGCCGCTACCAGAACGGCAAGCGCACGATGGGTATGGGGCTGGCTGCTGATGCAATCGACTGGGCCGTTATCGCGGCGTGGGCGAATGTCTGCGAAGCGAACGGTTGGGAGAACTTCTTTGGCGTCGTTTACGAGCCGGGGGAACGCTGGGCAAACCTGAAGGATATTTGCTTTGCAGGCGGGGCCGATCCGGTTGCCCTTGGGCAGCTAACCTTCCGCTACCGCGCGCCCACTGTTGCGCTGGACACGATCACTGAAGCGGACCTTACGGACGACGATCAGAGCGTCATGGCGATGCAGTCCTTCCGCGACCGCATCAACACCGGGATTCCTAAGTATCGCAGCCCTGCCCATAACTGGGAAATGGTCGATGCGGAGCCGGTGGTTAACTCCACCTTCCTGACCGAAGACGGCGAGGAAAAGCGCGAAACGTGGCCCTGTAACTTCGTCACCGACGAGGACCAGGCATCGCAACTTGTGGCCTATCACATCTGGGATAGCCGCGAACTGGCCCCCATCACGCTGGTGTGCAAGCCCCGTATGCGGTCCTACCGCCCCGGCGAATGTCTGCATCTTGACCTGCCCGAGCTTGGGCTGGATACCAAGGCCATCCTCCTGCGCCGCGAACTCGATCCGGCGACCATGAAGGTCAAGCTGGAACTGATGGGCGAAACAAGCGCCAAGCACGCCTACTGCTTGGGCCTGACTGGCACCGCGCCGCCTACTCCTGCAATCGGGCAGACCGCGCAGGAAAAGGACGAACTCGCGTCCGCTGCAAGCGATCCCGCAGGCCTAGGCACGCTCAAGTTGTCGAGCAGCTACACGCGGGGCCTCGCTGGCAACATCACGCAGCTTCACGATGGCACCGGGACCGGCACGGTAACGGTTACCATTCCCGATCACACCCGCGTTTATGCGGACGGCACCGAAGCGTCGGTTACCGGCGGCAATTTCACGCTGGACGAAACGACAAGCTATCTCCTGTCCTACGATGATCCCGACTTTGCGGGTGGTGAATTGGGCGTGGACTTCGCGCTGGTTGAAATCACACCCGGCACAGGTGGGCAGACGGGCGGCGATGCGTATTTCAGCGCGGCCAATCCAAGCCGCCATTACCTCGCTAGTATCAGCACGGTGAACGAGGCTGGCGAAGGCGGCGGCGCAGGTGGCTCTTCGCCCCCCGGCGGTGGTGGCTGGGACAATGACGATCCCGGCGGCGACATACCCTAAGAAGGAAAACACGAATGACCCAGCATGGTGACTGGCTGCGCTCGCTTGCGTCAGCCGGAAAGGGCGGCGTTGAGCTTCCCCCGATTGATCGGGGCTTGCCCTACGAGCTTATTCTGAACGTCCCGATTGACGTTAGCGGGGACGCCTTCAGCGCATCGCTACGCGTATCGCCTGACGCGGCGGGCAGCACCCTTGCCGACTTCACGGCTTCGGTCGGCTCTTGGGACGGCACCTATACGCCGGTCACGCTGAGCCTGACCGATACGCAAGTGAATGCGCTTCCTTCCGATGACGACGCAGACGGGCAGGTCGAACTTGTCATGGATGTTCTGCGCGATCCGAGCGGCAGCGCCATCGAATACCGCTTCTTGGGCGGCAATATCTACGTGAACGGGAAGGTGACCGATGCCTAGCATTCAACTGGTTATGGACACGAACGAGCGCGTCCTCGGGCTTGGCGACGATACTGCCGAGGCTGCGCGCCAGCGCGCGCTTGCGGAGGCGGCGGCGGCGGAGGCTGAAACCAACGCAGCCTTCGCCGAAGAGTTCAGCGGGCCTGCATACGCCACCCAAGCGGCGGGCGAGGCGGCGACGACTGAGGGGCAGTTCTTCCGCGTTCCCATTGGCACTACGCCGGAAACCTACACGCGCTATCAGCGGACTTCGGGAGGGTCCATCGAGGCGGCACCGCTGATCACTTCCGCCGAAGCGACCTCTGCAATCGGCTCAAATCGCGATCCGAACACCTACGCTACGCAATCGGTGGTGCTGGGCAATAATGCCGGGGCGGGCTTTGCCGCCAGCACTGAGGCGGGGCTGCAAAATACCAAGGGGCTGGTCGTTATTGGCGACGGCGCTGTCTCGGACGGCTCTTACAATCATGACTTTTCCATCTTCATCGGCAACGATAGCGGTCGGTATGCCACTGGCGGTTATTGCACGGTCGCATTGGGGCTGCGCACGGGACAGGACCTGACCACAGGCCAATACAACACCTTCATTGGCACCGACGCTGGCAAGGACACGACCACCGGGGGCGACAACGTATTCGTCGGTGCAAAAAGCGGTCTGGTAAACACCAGCGGATATTCAAACACATGCCTGGGCACGTCCAGCGGGATCGCACTGACGACTGGTTCCGACAACGTTATGGTCGGAACGCAAGCAGGGCAAAGCATCACAGCCGGAACCCGCAACATCGCCTTGGGCACGCTCGCCCTCGGCGCGGCCACTACGGCGAGCAATAATGTGGCAATCGGTTATTGGGCCTTGCGCCTTTCCACATCCGGCAGCAATGTCGCCATCGGCTCACAGGCAATGGGTGTCGCCACAACGGCAACCCAAAACACTTGCATTGGCGATCAATCGGGTAGCGGACTCACTAGCGCCACGCGCAACGTCTCGGTTGGCTATCAGGCGCTATGGTCCGACCAAACCGGCCAGAGCAGTGTCGCGGTCGGGTGGGGCGCGGGACGAAGCGCAACTAGCGGCACCCTGACTGCCGTGGGCGATAGTGCTGGATATGCCCTGACCAGCGGCACGTTCAACACGTTTGTCGGGCGTTCGTCCGGTGCGGGTGTGACCACCGGGGGGCAGAACACCGC